CTACGCTAACTACTCGGCTGGTTTGCGCCCCGGCTTTGCCGTCTAATCCTCCGCAGAGCATCTGGCCTCATCACGCCCACGGAAGTGGGCGAAAGGCGCGAACTTTCCCTCAAAAAATCCAAAGGGCGCGTCAGCGCCCCGCGCGTTTTTTGAAAATGGCCCCAAAATGCTATCACTTAACTGTTCTTTGAACGCATACAAAGTCTCGTAAAAGCTATACAATACTGTCAAAACCTGTTCAACAGGAGGTATTGTATGGCAACTAACAAGCGTGTTTTCACCCTGAGATTGTCCGATGAAGTTTTTGACAAAATCGGTGTCCTTGCTACGCAAGAACACCGATCCATCACAAACTACATAGAGTATGTGTTGTTGAAGCATCTGGAAGAAGTGGAGCGAGAGCAGGGAAAAATTGATCTTGACAAAGGAGAATAACTCATGTCGGTTTTGAAGTCCAAGCGCACGGAAAGCAAGGCGGAGTTCGTCAATACGGCCAACCAGATTTATGTTGAGACCCTGAACTTTCTGACCCGCCTTTCGGCCCGGTACTCCCGGCTGGTAGCGGAACCGGTTGCCAAGCTGGCCGGTGAGATTGTCGATTATGCGGAAAAAGCTAACAGCATTTATCCGTCTGATCCGCAACGTGTCGAGCTGCGCAAGACCCATCTGATTGAGGCTCGTGCGTCGCTCATGGCTTTAGATGTTCGACTGACTCATGTGTACCTTGTGCTGAATCAAAACCCCGCAGGCGCCTTTACCAACTCAAAAGGCGAATCCGTTGGCTCGAAAGACGCAACGAAAAAGCTGGATAAGATGGCTCAGCACCTCGGAGAACTGATTGACAAGGAAAATGACCTTTTGAAGGGGTCAATAAAAAATGTCGGCATAAAGCAAAGGCTTTGATGCCGACTGGGTGTGCGGCTGTTAATCTGCCTACTGGCGGTGTGGTGGTGGCTGCGGTCTGCTAATTACAACAACAGCAACAATTTCTGCGACGTCAATACTGACGGAAGTTACAACAATAACAACGCTAACTACTCGGCTGGTTTGCGCCCCGGATTTTACAGATACACGGTCACATGGAGTAGCCAAGTGCGAAAGACGACCGATGTAAAAGGAGCTGCACTTCCCTGGGTGAGAATCCCTAAAACTGCTCTCCGATGTCCTTACACGGACGCTGCTTGCATGGTGAGGAATGTGCCTGACCTCATTTCATGTGTAAGGACAACGCACTTTAGACGGCACCCAACAAGACATTTGTACGGAGGGCGAATATTTTGACAAGTCAGGAGCGCCATGAAGCACGATACCAGCGCCGCCGGGCAGCACGCCGAGCCAGACAGGAAGCTCGTTGTGCCGCCCTAGGTTCGTTGGAAGAGGTATTCAGTTACCACACGATGTTCAAATATGGCCGGAAATGCTGCAACGGTGTACGCTGGAAGCAGAGCACGCAGAACTTTGAGCGGCATCTGTTTTCCCACACAGCGAAGCAGCGGCGGCTTATTTTGGCCAAAAGGTGGCGGCCTAAGAAATACGTTCATTTCACGGTCTGCGAACGCGGCAAGATTCGTGGGATTGACGCTCCTCATATTACAGACCGACAAATCCACAAGGTCATCAGCAAGGAAGTGTTGGAGCCGCTTTACGACCCCAGCATGATCTATGACAACGGTGCAAGCCGGATTGGTAAGGGACTGCACTGGCAGATCAAGCGCATCAAACAGCAGCTGGCACGGCATTACCGCAAGTATGGCCGTGCGGGCGGGGTGTTGCTGCTCGACCTGAAGAAGTTCTTTCCTTATGCACCCCATTCTATCATCTATCAGCGGCACCAGCGGTATATCCTGAACCCTGATTTTCGGCGGATAGCAGATACCATTATTGATACTGCTCCCGGCGAATTTCCGGGCCGTGGGATGCCGCTGGGCGTTGAGCCGAGCCAACAAGAAATGGCGGCGATGCCCAGTGCCGTGGACAACTGGATCAAATGCCAGATGTCCACGCACAGCGCCGGGCACTACATGGATGATTACTGCATCATTCTCCCGGACATCGAAGATTTGAAAAAGCTGGGCCGCGCTATCGTGCGCCAGTTTGAAATCCGCGGCATCCCGGTCAACAAGAAGAAATGCAAGATCATCCCTCTGACAAAGCCTTTCCGCTGGTGCAAGGCTCGTTTTACCTTGACCGAGACCGGGAAAATCAAAGTCAATGGTAGCCGTGACGGCGTGATACGCGCACGGAGAAAACTGAAGCTGTTCCATCGTGAATGGCTGGCCGGGAAGCGTACCCTGCAGGAGGTGGCGCAGTATATGAACTGCCAAGAAGCCTACTATAAAAATTTTGATGACCATGGGCGGCTGCTGCGTCTGCGGCGGCTTTGCTATGCAATTTTTGGAGGTAAAGTACCGTGTACAAAATCGTCAAAGCCAGTGATGGCACCGTCCTTGCCTTGACCGAGGACGTGACCTACATCAAAAAAGCCGACAACGGCTGTTATATCATCTGCCCGGAGCCTGATGCTTCGGGCATTTCTTATGTCGGTACGTCGTATCATCTGCTCGGTCGTGACCCGATAGGTGACGATCTGGAAAGCATTATGCTGGAGCAGACGGATATTGGAAACTGGATTATGGAGGCGAAAGCCGCCATCGAGGATGCCGACGAGATGAACGTGGGTCAGGCGTATCGCCTGACCCTTCTGGAGCTGAATGTCTCCGATACGGATGACACTGAGAACACCTGATAGGAGGAAAAGGCAATGAGCAAAGCAACGGAAATGGTTCTGTATCGCACCTGCAAGCGCATGATCGAGCGCGGCAGTACCGATGGTCTGGCGGAGAAGATCGATATTTTCTACGTCGCCGGCAAACTGACCGATGAGCACTACGCCGAGCTGACCGGTATGCTCGCCGAGAAGAAAACCTATGGAGCATGAACGCTTTATCGCCCGCCGTCGGGCCCGCTTCGTCGGGATTGACGGGCGTGTGAACATCCCTTATGGAACCGTCTTGAGTAATCAGGGCGGTTTTCTTATACACCAGAATAAGCGTGTATGCACTGTGAGAAGCCAGAACGCTCTGGACTACTTCGTGCAGGACGACGACGGCGCTGGTGACCTGCGGGGGAAGCTGGTTGACGGCATCCAGCGGTGCCTTGAGCGTCGGGATGCAGACTATCAGACCCGCTGGGATAAGGTCTGGTCGTCGGCACTCTGCCAAAAGTACCGCCGCCCGGAGTCCGAAGACTACTGGCTGTGGGCGGCAGCGTTTTATGATGCGCCGCTCTGTGATTTGATGGCAATCGCTGCACTGGTGCAGTGATGCTTTCATATGGGGAGTTGGGTTGCCAGCTCCCCATATTTTTGTATAACAGCAGGAGGGAGGCTTTTATGGAGATAAGTCTACACAAAACAGAAAAGGGCCTGAAAGAGCTCCACCGGAAGCTGGCAGAGGAGCAGAAGCTCAGGGAGCTGCCCGGCCTCGTAGCGGAGATCGAGGACGCCCTGTGTGAGCAGGATACGACATCAGAGGAGCGGCAGGCAGCTATCGAGGACTCGCTGTGCGAGCTGGACGCCGCCGTCAACAAATAAGGAGGACATCAAAATGGACAAAATCTGGGCGAACCGGCTCATCGCCGGTACCAAGACATGGGCAGAGATGCCCGCACGCCGCCATGCCGGAGTCAAAGCGGAGCTGGCCAAGCGGGTGGCCGACGGCGAGATCCCCGCAGAGCAGTACAAGGAGATCACGGGGGAGGACTACAATGAGTAAACTGCTGGAGCTGCTGGAAAAGCTGGTGCGGGCCATCTTTGGCCCGGGGGACAAGCAGGACACCGGCGAACCTGAGCCTGCGCCCCAAGCCCCCAAGGCAGAGGCTGTCGCCGGCTGGGAGGGCGGCCCGCCCTACCGGTACATCGACGTGAGCCGGTATCAGGGCAAAATTACCCTCGACGGCTGGCGAAAGGTCAAAGCGGCGGGCTACAAGGGAGCAATGCTCAAGACGGTGAGCACCAACCGCAAGCTCTCCAAGCGGGCAGACGGCCTGTATATCGACCCCACCTTTGAGACCAACTACCGCAACGCCCGGGCTGCCGGGCTGGACGTGGGCGTCTACTACTACACCTACGCCACCAGCGAGGCGATGGCTGACGCAGAGCTTGCCCTGCTGCGGCAGGCGGTGCGGGGCAAGGAGCTGACCATGCCGGTGGCGGTGGACATGGAAGATGAAACGCTTGCCGTGCTGAAGCCGAACGACCTGACCAACCTCGCGGCCTACCACCTCGAGCAGATCGAGAAGATGGGGCTCTTCGCCCAGCTCTACACCTACACGAGCTACGCCAACGCCCATTTGGATATGGCAAGGCTGTCAGGGCGGTGGGATGTATGGCTGGCTGACTACACAGGCAAGACCCCGAAGGTGCGGTTCAAGTACAACGCCCACCAACACACCAGCAAGGGCAGCGTGCCGGGCATCTCCGGCAACGTAGACCTCAACGTCACTACCCTCAACTATCCGAAAATCATCCGCAAGAAGGGCCTGACCCGTCTTCGGGAGGGCAAATGACCGAAAAAGAAGCTTTGCTGTGGGTGCTGGGCATCTTGGGCAGCCTGTGTGCTGCAGCCATCACCATCGACAAGGTGCTGGAAATCATCCACAAGTACATCAAAAAGGCGCAGGAGCCGGACAACGCGCAGAACAAGCGGCTGGATGAGCTGGACAAGCGCATCGGGACCTTGGAGCAGGGCCAGCTCCAACACACACAAGCCCTTGCCCGCGATCTGCGCCGCTTCGACGAAATCGACGAGGTGAGCCGTCTGACCCTCGACGGGGTGCGCAATCTGCTGGACGCCCAGCTGTCCGGCAACAACCGCGAAGGGATGCAAAAGAGCCGCACCGACATTGACAACTATCTGTTAAAAGGAGTGACCAATCATGGAAGCACTGGCAACTAAGCTTTTTGACCTTATCCCTGCCCCGGTGGCGGCAGTGCTGATGCTGGGCGGCTTTATCTTTTACGCCCTGGGCTGCATTCGGCTGGGCTACGGCGCAGCAGTAAAGCCGCTGGTGCTGGACCTCATCGAGCGGGCAGAGCAGGAGATCCAGGGGACAAAGCGCGGCGCAGAGCGCAAGGCGTGGGTCGTCAAGATGCTCCGGGCCGCCCTGAGTACCAGCAAATACGGCAGGCTCATCAGCTGGGCCATCACTGATGAGACTATCGGTGCCATTATCCAGTTTTTCTTTGACCGGGCAAAAGCGGTTTTAAGAAAGGAAGTGTAACAAAAATGCTGGAGTTATGCCCTGTCACTTTAAAGGCTGCAAACGAGTACGTCAAAGAGCATCACAGACATCACGGAGTCGTTGTTGGACACAAGTTCTCTATCGGCGCCACGAAGGACGGTATGCTTGTCGGTGTCGCAATTTGCGGCAGACCGGTGTCAAGATTTTTAGACGATGGCTATACACTGGAGATCACACGTCTTTGCACAGATGGCACGCCGGATGTATGCAGTATGCTATATGGCGCAGCATATCGCGCCGCAAGAGCAATGGGTTACAAAAAGGTCGTAACGTACATTTTGGACACCGAGACAGGCAACTCGCTAAAGGCGGCCGGGTATAAATGCGAAGGCAAAGCAGGCGGTGTTGAGTGGACAGGAAAAAGAAAGCCTAAAAACCCGGAGCAATACCCGCGCCAAATGAAAACCCGCTGGGTTAAAATTTCAAAAAAGCAGTAAGGAGGTTATTATGGCAAGCACTACATACGCACAACAGTGGCTGAAACAGGCTGTTTTTGCAAATGAGTTTAACTTTTCCAGCCTCAAAAGTCGAACTCGTCACCGGTTTGCCGTGCTTGGCACTATGGTGCGCAACGCCGGACAGCTGCCGCAGCCTTTTTGGCTCGGTGCTGCCTGTGGCGGCGGCTCGTGTAGTGCTGCCCGCTGCGCTGCAAAAACTTGACCGACAGCAGATGACCGCCGCCATCAAAAACGCACCGCTTGGGAGGGTAGACCGTAAGATAGCCTTACTGCGGTACGTGGAGCGGCTTCCGCTGCCGGACATTGCAGCGCAGACACATTACAGCCGGACTGCGATAGGCTATCGGCTGAAAGGCATTGATAAAATGCTTGGATAAGGCTTGGATAAGCAAATCCCCCGGTGTTCCGTTTTGAACATCGGGGGATTTTTTATTTTTGGGGACATGGAAGCCCGGCAAGGCTCCATCCCTTATAACTTTGCACCAAGCGTTTCCGGGAAGATACGCCACGCATGGAGGATGCAATCGCCCTGAAACCGCTCGATATTCGCATGGCGGCTATATCATGCGGCTCATCCCTGTAAATCAGCGATGGTAACGCCGCAAGCGGCTGCGATCTTTTTGAGGGTAGACACTCTCGAGACTGCCTTGCCGGACTCTGCATGTTGAATGGTTGCAGTGGATAGCCCGGTTTTTTCTGCCAAGGCCCTGATGGTTAATCCTGCGCTTTCTCTGGTTGCCTTGATTTTGACGGCAGACACGCCAAGCGTCTTGTAATCGGGCGAGTTATACCCAATCACGAACAACCCTTGCTGTTCCATCGGCAACGCCTTAAGCGAATAGCTTTTCTCTGCATCCTCAATGTCAACGTCCTTCAGGGCGCAGGAGCAGGCATTGTCAAGCTCCGGGGTCATTTTATGGAGTTTGTGCGCCAGCGTGATCTTCATCGTCACGCCACGCACAGGGAATCTCGCTGCGTTGTCAAGGTCTGCCTGATTTACATGGTCAGGGGTGCAGGCTTCGTCCAGCAAGTGGTACAGCTTGCCGAGATTACGGATGGTGTTGTTTTCCATAGTGTCCTCCTACTCGTTACTTGTTCAGCATATCCATCACGGCGTTGTAATGCTTTTCATGTTCTTCGCCAACAGCAAGCTCTTTTTCGACTTTTGCTTTCTGATAGGCCCGCTCTTCGCCGTAGATTTCGCTTTCGATCTCGTCAGGGATCTCGACGAATGCCTGCTGCTTTTTGCCATTGGCCATCACATACACGCCGAAAGCGTAATGCACGTTCTCCGGCCAACGCCCGATCTGCTGCTTGTAGGCACCCTCCTTCATCTCCTGCCCATTCACCAGCAGGGAATTGATGGTGTACTGCCATTTGTGGCACGGCACGGTGACCTCGTTGCCATCACTCCAGATGGTTTCTTCGGTGACAACCTTTTTGTCAACGTCGAGGTCGATTTTTGCGCCACGGGCTGTATTCCAAGAGTATTTCATTTTTGCTCCTCCTGCGTTGTTTTTGCATTCCTTTTGACACCATTATTATACCATAAAACTAATACAGCTGATACAGGCATAGCCACCAAACTTTGCTTTGCTTTTTTGTCTATTTTGTATTAGTTGTATCAGTTTGTTTTTGCCCTTCGTTGCACCCTTGTTGTCGCTCGCTTTTCGTCAGTGCAGTAGCTGCGGCCACTGGGCAGAGCTGGCCTTCGGCCTGTTGGGAGCGGCTATTATCGCCGTTGTCGTAAAGTACAAGCTGACACAAAAAAATCCCCCTGCATTGACCTTTACGGGCCAGCGCAGGGGGATTTTTTGTTTTCTTAGAACTTCATCTGCGCAGCATCTTCAACGCTCACATCGTCAAAGCACCGGGTCAGCTCGTCAAGGACTTTGCGTTGCGTCTTTTCACTCAAACCAGCATTGCGCATTGCCATGGCGCAGTAGCCGATGCAGGCTGCATTTGACCACGGTCCATTCAGGGATAGGAGCATTTCTTCCATATCGATTACCTCCGAAGATTTCCATTGTATACGCGAACCAGAACCCAGTCAGACAGAGGTTTGACGTTTCCGCCCCAGTCCCGGAGGGCCTCATCGGTGCCGCAGGCCTCGCAGATGTACACGCCTTTCGCATGGCGGCTCAATGCGCCATGGGGCAGCTTGTCCGGCATCCTCTCGCCGCAGCGAGGGCAGAGAGGCCAGCCCTGCTCCTGATCGGCCTGCATCCGGGCAATAATCTTTTCGTCTGTCATCGTTCTTCCTCCCTCAAACATCGATTCCAACAGAGTGATATGCGTACCAGCCATCGCGGCGCTTAAAGATGTGCCGCCATTCGGTGAACTTCTCTCCGGTGCAGTCGTATTGCCCACCGCCGCCACACAACCGCTTGTTATCGTTGAACCACTCCACCACCTCATCGTAGGTGGCATCGGCCAGTTCAGCCGGGAAGCGGTACAGTTCCACATAGCCATCACCGTAGGAGTAGTATTTGATTACTCGTGCATCAGGAGCCGGGCGGTTGGTGTACGCCCTGATGGCTCGTTTCAAATCGGCCACATAGATGGCGGTCTTGCCTTTCTTCTCTGCAACGGCCGGGTCAGAGGTCATAAACTTCAGGAGATCGTACGCCTCACGGATGTTGCGCTCTTTCACCTCAAACATTTTCCATCACCTCCTGCGCATATTTTCACGTTCCCACATAACCCAGCGGTACCACTCCTCGCCGGGCATGGATGCCGGCTTGTCGGTCTGGATGTAGTCCTGCTGGCCGAAGATTTCCAGCTGGTCGAAGTTGTCTGGGTTCTGGGCAATGATTTTGGCCGGGCGGTTGGCATCGCCGGGGATTTCGATGCGCTGCAAGAGCAGATTGTCGTCAAAGAACCAATCGCTCTTGATGTACCGTTCTTCTGCATCGGTTCCCTCAATCTTGTAGATGTACTGGGCGAGTGCACCGAAAACCTCCAGCCGGGTGGGCGCCTTGTCAAAGTCGGTCATATCAAAGAGCTTGATGTACTCGACGTGTCTGTTGCCGTCGCAGCCCATCGCTGCGATGGTTCCGGAATATTTGTAAAACCTCATCGTCATATCCTCCGAACGCCCGTATAGCCAGATAGCACAACTTTCAAAATCACTTGCTCTGGGTGCTTGCCACGATTCCGCCAAGGCACAGCCAGTGGCGGCCATCGGCGTTGCGCTTCCACTCGCCGCCCAGCGTTTCAAACGCTGCGATCATGCCGTAGTAGCTGATCTCCGGCTCGGTAGGCAGCCTCTCTCCGTCATCGTTGTACTCGGCACGGCCGGCAGCAATGTCCATCTCGGCATCAGACCGGGCGTATGCCCACTGGTTATCCAGCCGCTGATTTAGCCGCTCAAGTGCGGAACGCATTTCAGATTTTTTCATGGTTCAGACCTCCTTGACCTCAACTGTCTTGATGCTGTCGGACACATATTCCCGACCTCTGGCACGTTCGCAGAACTTCACGAATCCGTTTACCGCATCTCGGAGGTCGAACGCCTCCCGCTTGGAGATGATCCCCGATCCCTCAAAGGCAGCTTTGATTCTCTCTGCCTGTTCGTCTTCCATCGGGATGCTCACACATGCCTCGCCGCTTTCGCCGTTCTGCAGGGTGTCGTAGGTGATTGTCAGATTCTTCATCGCGTTATCCTCTTTAGTGCAGCTGGGCAACGTGCTTGTGGTAGGTGACGGTGACCACGCCCTTGTGCTTGGTCACATTGATATCCTCCATCTTCACACGGCGGACACCGAACTGCTCGTGGATGTACCGCTTGACGATTGGGGCAGCCTTTGCGGTGATGTCCTCCGGCTTGCGGTAGGTGTCCCGGTTGGCGTAGCGGCTGAACCGCTTCTCCGTGGCGGCCTTGGCCTCGTCCTCGGTGCCGTAGAACGGCTCGTCATCCCGATGGCCGCTCAGCTTGTAGAACTTCTCGCTGGAGATAACTTCCAGACGGTCGTTCCATACAGTGCGGTACTCATTGGCCTTGTTCGGGTGAACGTCATCCGTGACCCGGCCAACAATCAGCTCAATTCCGCCATCGGCGACCATCTCCGTGTAATCGCTGAAACCTTTGAGCAGCACCCGGATGATCTCGGTGCCGTTGGTGAGGTCGATGTGAGCGACCTCACCCTGGCTGCCGCCCATCGTACTGCTGTTGAGCGTGTAGCCCTGCATCATGTAGCTGCTGACTGCGGCGGTGAACTTGCGGTTGATATCAATGTACTTCATTGCGTTACCCTCTTGTCTTTCTGGCCTTACTCTGATAAAATAGAGGGCGGCCGGGGTAAGGCTCCCGGCTCGCCGTTGTTTCGGTGTTGAAGATCAGTTGCTTTGGACGGTGGCTGGTCTTCTTTTTTTATTCTTCCATGATTTTCTTGACGCTCTCTCTGAGCTCTTCCAGCGTGTCGCACTTCTCGATGAGTTCGAGGATTGCTTTGAGCAACGCCTTGGTTACGTTCATGTCTTCCATTCACCTCACTCCTTTCTGTAAGGGGCTTTCGCTCTCTGCCTTACGTCTTTATTATACAGGATTTCCTTTACGTTGTCAAGGTTTTTCTTTAAGATTTTCCTAAATTTTTCAATTTTTTTCTTGACAGAATAAAGGAAAGCCTATATAATGAAGCTGAGGTGATAAGTATGGATTTCTCCACGAAAATCAAAATGGCTGCGGCTGTAGCTAAAATGAAAGAAGCCGAGCTTGCCCGGCAGATTGGAACCACGCCACAGGCATTCAACCAGCGGATGAAGACCGGAAAGTTCAAGTATGACGAGTTGGAACAGATTGCAGCAGCCCTCGGTGCCGAGCTGGTTGTCAGTTTCCGTTTCCCGGACGGCACGGATGTATGAAAAAGCCCGGACGCATAACGCATCCGGGCAGGAGAAGGGTTATTTCTTGCGAGACTTGCTCACGGTCTGGGGGATGTGTCGCACTTCTTTGACCCGGCGCTCAGGATTGGGCTCTCGCACGATGAGGTCATCAAGGCTGCAGTCCAAAGCCTCACAGATAAGGTCGAGATCATCCAGACTCACACGCTCTGCAAAGTCGTGGTACAACTCATTGATGGTCTGACTGCGAATCCCGGTAGCACGAGCAAGTTCGCTCTGTGTCATCCGCCGTTCGCCAAGGCGGGTTGACAGCAAAATCCTAATCATAGCCTTTGGTCTCCTTTGTTGCTGATTTTAGCCGATTCATGGTCGGCTTGTCTGCATTTTGGCAAGAAACCCTCTATTTCGGCAAGATTTTCCGTATTTCGGAAAATTCTAACACAAAAACGAAAAATGCCCGCACAATCCGAAACGGAAAGTGCGGGCATTTTTATTTGCGCAATCTTGACTAGAACTTGCTTAAACGCTCGGAATCTCACAAAACAAAACGAACACGTTGCCTACCATTTGAATAGTGACTTCGTGTTCGTTTTGCTCTTGATTGGTGGAGAATAGCGGGATCGAACCGCTGACCTCTTGCATGCCATGCAAGCGCTCTCCCAGCTGAGCTAATCCCCCATAAAATCCAAGAAGCGAACCTCTTGGATGGAGTTTTTTGTTGGGAATTTGATTGTCGCAGGACTATCTGACTGGGGGTGTGTTTTGATACCAACCGGGCTCCCAGCTGAGCTAATCCCCCATAGCTGGTATGCCGTCCCTGACGACGTGTGTTATTATACCAGCCAAATGGAGAGTTGTCAATAACTTTTTTTATTTTTTGTGAGCGACGCTGCGGCTGGTGCTGCGTTTGTAGTAGAACAAGTACTGCTGTACGATGCCAGCCTGCTGATCATAGGAAGGAAAAGGGTCGCAGCCGCCGAATTCCTCATCAATGAGTCGCTGTATCCAGACATCAATGGGAGCCATCGCGGTACGGCCATAGCCAAAGAGGCAGACGCAGTTTGCTACCTTTTTGCCGACGCCGTCCAGCTCGAGGAGGCGGGAAAAGAGCGCGTCGTCGGGCAGCACCGCCAGAGCACCGAGGTCGAGTGTGCCGCTGGAAGCCTGAGCGGCAGCGTTCTGGATGTAACGGGTGCGGTAGCCCAGACCACAGCCCATCAGCTGCGCCTCAGAGAGGCCACAGAGCTGCTGCGGGGTAGGGAAGAGGAAAACTTCATCGCCTTCGGCACTGAGCGGTTCGCCGCAGCACCGGGCAAGGTGTTCCACGGCGGTGCGGATGGCCGGAATGCTCTTGCGCTGGGAGATGAGAAAGGTGATGAGCATTTCCCATGGGTCCTGATGCAGGATTCGGATGCCCTGCCCGAAATCGAGCGATTTGTCCAGATAGCTGCTCTGTCCCGCCAAGCTGCACCGCAGCGCGGCATAGTTCCGGCCCAAATCAAAGTAGTCGGTCCAGTACTCCCGATTTGAGCCATACCATGCGGCATCGTATTGACCATCGCCCAGCGGAGTCAGATAAAGAAGTGCGCTGCCGGAAAGAAAACGGTAGCGCCCGTCGGACAGCTTCTGCGGCCGGAAGCACTGGCCGCTTTCGATGATCTTGTCGAGGTCAAAGTCGTCCTGGATGGCGACGAGCTGATGGGTGAGGGAAACTGTATACATGGAAAACTCCTTTTTGGAAAAATTGTGGCGATGCCCGATTCGCGGTGGAAACTGATTTCTATCTGCACCCTCCGCGAGGAGGGC